CTCATCTTAAAAAAGATATTAAAGAGCAAAAAAAGGGGATTTCAGAAGATAAAAAGCTGATGAAGTCTATGCATAGAGGCAGAGGACGATAATGGCTGAGCATTGGATCGCAGGTGCGATTAAGCATAAAGGTGCTCTTAGGAAAACCCTTGGCGTAAGCAAAAAGACAGGTAAGATACCCATTAAGAAGCTGAATATTCAGCTAAAAAGGGTGGGACCTTAGGCAAAAGAGCAAGGTTGGCTAAAACACTTAAATCATTTCATTAAAAATGAGCGGTGATAGAGAAAAAATAACTCTGGACCCATATGACTACAACAGGTTTGGATCTAAGGCCAAAAGAGTAGGGCAAGCTGCGCTAGATCTTGTCTCAAAAGATCCACAACCTCAGACAGTTGGCGAGACTATTGATGCTTTTGGGCCTAAATATGCCGAAGAGATAGAAAAGGCCATAGAAGACAATAAAGATAAGTATAAAAGCCCTTTCTATATCCTTGTTCTCACTAAAAAAGAGTATCTTATCATTAATGCCGTTAGAAATTGGTTTATTGCTCGACAAACCGCTCCATACGCTTTCGATATGATGGAACAATACCCAGAGCATACTAAAACTCTTTATATTGTGGACGCTAGACAAGGCAAAATTAAGATTCTTTGGTCATTGCCAGGCTTTCAAGACTGTATAACAGTGGCCAAGAATCCTCATCTATATGCTCCAGAGCTTATTAGATGGATAGAACTTTGTTTCAATAAGAAACTTGATAAAGATGAGTATACATTTGACGAGGTGGCTTAACTATCTCGCATCTCTCCCATCGGGCAGCGACATCCAATGAGTTACAAATTTACTAAATAAAACCCTCTCTTTTCCATAGATTCTCCAAGAAGGCTTTTTATTTTTAGGAGTTTTGTACATATATCCAACATCTACGGCAATACTACCACAAAAACAGCCATGAATCATTGCTTTAGGAGCTAGGGGCGAATATCTTATGATGACACTCTGTAGTGGCGTTGGGAGTCGATCGTCAACATTTATCCATTTCATTTTCTCTCCTTTTGCGGAATTAAAAGTATAACGATTTTTATGTAAAAAATCAACCCATTAATAGCTCCTCTTTTTCGTAATAATATTTTAACACAATATATCTTTATGAAACCTCTTGGCTAAAAGTTAAAAATAGTCCTAGTATAATTTCAAAGTATCTTAGTCTATAAAAATGTCTAGCATTTCTTTTAAATTCAAAAAATGTTCCTAAGTAAAAACTTGACACAATTTTAATAAATCAGTTATTACAAAAATTAGTTGAAGAAAAATATTCGCTTGACAGGCGTAACCTGGATTCTTCAATTAACTTATAGGTGTTAAGCCGCCCCACCAGCGGAAGGAATGCTAAAGATGACTGATGAGGAAAATCAGAGCGTAAATGAGGCAGTCGCTCAGCCTGTCGAATCAGAAACTACGCAGGACGTCCAGAAGGAAGAAGTCCAGCCAAGTCCTGAGCCCAAGCGCGGGGATCAAGAACACAACTGGAATGAAGCCAGAAGGAAAAGGGATGAACTTGAACATGAAATTTTTGAACTTAGGAGTAAAGTTTCTAGGCTAGAGACTCAAAAACCCTCTGAAGATGATGACCTGTCAAAACTTGCAGATGACGATATTGTCACAGCAAAGCAGGCTAAAAACCTAGCTACCAAAATGGCAAGACAAGTTGCAGATGAAGTTGTCAGAAGAAGGGAATCTGAGACTTTAGAAGAGAGAATTAAACTCAAATATTCAGATTTTGATCAAGTCGTCACTAAAGAGAACATTGAAATTTTTAAACAAAACGAACCTGAATTAGCAATGTCTCTTGCAGCTTTAGCAAGTGATCCATATTCACAAGCAACAGCCGCCTATAAGCTTTTAAAAAAACATGGTTTAGGAACTTCAGAAGATATGTCTAAAAATAAACAAAAAGCTGAAGAAAACTCTAAAAAGCCAGTTTCAGTCCAGTCGGTGACGAAGCAAAATTCAGCTATAGGCAACGCACACGCGTTTGAAAATGGTCTTACTCCAGAGCTTAGAAAACAACTCTGGAAGGAAATGCAAGAAGCTTCAAAGCATTACTAGATTAGGTCTAGAAAAGGATATTTTTAAATGAGTGTAACAACTACAAGTGTGTTACCTGCACCTATCCAACAAAGTTTTAGTTTTAAGTTGCTTTCGGTAAAATGAGTGCCGAAATAAAATCTTCTCTAATTGACTTGGAAATCCTTAAATAGTAAAAAAAGGACAACAAGGGGCAAGTATGGAAAAATGTTATAAATGCAATAAAAAAGTAGAAAAAGTAAACGTTCAAATCGTCAATGGCAAAAAATATAAACTCTGTGATGCATGTACGGACGAGATGTTGAAACAGATAATGCCAGAAAAAGAAAAGTTAGTAAATAAACTATACGATGAAATGAACAGTCTTATTATGAAGTTTGTTTCTGAAAAAGCATTAGATTACTTACAGCCTGAACGACTTAAGGACAACAAGGGCGAAGGCGATTAAACACCTCTTTTATTAAGGACTTTTAGTTTATGCATAAATTCATTTCTCAAAGACAGCTCTTCACTAGAAATATGAAAAGACTTTTTTTGCAGAAATGTTTTTCTAAACTCCATCATGATTTTTGCATGTTCTTTTTTGCAAATAAGAAATGGGAAAATAAGTTTAAGAAGTTGATCCATAATATGTCGATTAGTAATCCATTCGTATTGAAGTCGCCATATTTTGTTATGCTTCGATCTATCTTTCTCAACAAGAATTCCACCAAATTTTTTATGTATCCAATACATAAGCTCTTTGTTGGTATTAACAATTTGAAATCTTGGAAAAAAGCTAAGATGATTTCCAACTTTTCTACATTGAATATAGATAGATCCTTCTCCATCAATTATTCCAGCAAGATATGCAATTTCAGTTTTAGTCCACATAATTCTTCCTTTTGTGAAGTATTATAAAGAAAGAATGATTTGTTTGCCACGCTGAACGACTTAACGAGAAGACTTCTAAAGAAAAAGAAGATGCGAAAGTCTGAACAGCAGCTATATATAAAACTGCTGAGAGTGTGCCGAAGAGCCGCTCCGCCAACTCATTCCAGTTTGGAAATAGTTGGTCATGCTTATATATCGACTCTATGAGCTCCAGAGTTCATAAAACCCCGATAATATAGGCTATTAAAGTAACAGAAATGACCAGTTCCCTATATGATCCACAAGATCCCAGCGGAACTAAAAGCCATGCCACGTAATGGCGGTACTACACTTAGAATGAGACGATATAACCCGTTGGCTACTGCGCCGGTACCACTAGGAAATAGCGGGATTACTCCTGCTCCACAGAATTTATCATCATTAAACATCGATGCCCAGATGAGCTTCTATGGAACGTACGTGCTACTTAATGAACAAATTACTTTACAAAACCAAGACCCTGTATTAAACGAAGCCGCACAACGGCTTGGTGTGTCGCTTAAAGGCTAGGCGACAATAAATCTTCTCTGATTGAGGTGGAAGTCCAGAACGGACAACACTGCGGAAGGCTTAATCGCCACCGTAAACGAGCAAGCGAGAAGACCCGAAAGGGATGCGGTGCTCTGGTCTATATGGGAACATATAGAAGATGGCAGAAATGACCATCTCGCTCGAAAGAGTGGTAACAGAAGGTAGACAAACCGAAGATCAACTGATGAGAGATATGCTTGCTTCAACAGCGGCATTCATCAACTGTGTCAATGGGACAGACGGTAGAAATGATTTGGGTGTTGCCGTCTTTAAATCTTCTTTAATTGACTTGGAACTCCTCGCGGCATAGGCCAGGGACAACAAGGGGCAAGCACTCGAAAGATGTGCAGCCTGACAGACTAAATAAGAAGACCCAGAAATGGGATGCGATAGTCGAGCCTCATAGGAGACTATGAGAGGTGGCAGAAATGACCACCCGCTTAAATTGTTAGAGACCTTTTTGGTTAAGATTATGGACTTGTTGAACTATAATTTCGCGATGACGAAGGACTTTCTGATAAGAAGATCTAAAGATATCAGTATGTCTCGCCCCGCCATTTGTAAGTGTAGTTTCGTACATTTCTATCAATTTTTCGCAAACTGGTTTTTTGTATCTAAGGAATGGTTGAAGCATTTTCAGAATAGAGTAAAGGGACTTGCCTGTAAGTTTCCAAAGAATTTGATTTCTGAAGTTTATGTTCTTAGAATTTCTGTCTATGAAATGGACAGATCCTCCGAACTTTTTTTTCAACCAGTAAAATATTGTAGACTTTGTGTTATTGCATTGAAGAACTATCTTGTAGACTTCATTAGGCCTGTTTTTTGGAACATAATGTTGTATTCCAAGATGGCATTCGGCATCTATAAATCCAGCAAGATATATCAAATCTTGATAAGTTGGATCAATAGATTTGGTCGCAGATTTAATCCGCTCAAACTCACGCGTAAAGTAAAAGATTTTCCAAACACAATAGAAGAACAAAGATATAATATTTGGCAAAGGATGTTAGAAGAAGATGAATGGGAAGCTATTGAACAA